CAGTAGAAGAAAAGGAGGGTAAAGTATTGTCAGCCAAGACAATATCATTAATTAAGAAATCACAATCAGCTATGGAGGACGCTATTAGTGCTTTAGAGAGTCTGCTTTCAGAAGCAGAAGCTGGAAAGAGCATTGCTCCTGAACCTGAGAAAAGGTCGCAAGCTCCTAACACGGCGAAAAGGAGGGTTAGCCCTGAATTACGCCAGTTACGCCTTGCTTATAAGGCTATTGAGGAGGCAATAAAAAAAGAAAAACTTAGGGTAAAATAAAATGATTAAAAAAGACATAGAGGACGAAAAAGTAGACGACGAAGATGTAGATGATGAAGTAGACGAAGAAGTAGATGCTGACAAAGTGGACGCTGAAAAAGTGGATGCTGATGAAGCAAAATCCATAGAAAAAAGGATTGCTAAGATTCTTAAGGGAATCAAAGAAAATCCAGTCAAAAAATCTACAAACTTCAAAGAAGAGGTTACATTGACAAGGTCTGTCATGGAATCCGACATCTATTTGAGGAGAGTACGACCTTTCGTTAAATTGTCACCAACAATGGAGACTTTTATCTCCAATGTTAAAGCAATCGCGAGAGGAGAAACCGTAGCAAAGACCGCCTTAAACGAAGGCGACCCAACTGCAGGGGGATATACTGTACCTGAAGAGTTTAATTCTGAAGTCGTCAGGTACGAAACAGAAACAGCTATTGTTAGACCAAGAGCTAGGGTATGGAATATGACTCGCGATAAATGGTCAGCTCCAAAATTGGACCAGAATACCACAACGGATTCTGGCAATACAGGAAGCACCAATTTCGCAGGTATTGCTTTCTATTATCCTGGAGAGAGTGGGTTGAAAGTAGAATCTGAACCAAGATTTGGCAGGATTCTCTTGACAGCCAAGAAACTTATTGGTCTTACTTCAGCCACAGATGAATTGTTAGAAGATTCAGCTGTAAACTTGGCAAACTATTTAGTGGCCTTGTTTGGTGAAGGATTGGCATATCTTGAGGACTACAAATTCTTGAATGGGTCAGGATTAGGAGAACCTCTTGGTATTATCAATACAACCGGTATTGGTTCAGTCGCAAGACAAACATCATCCAAAATTGTTCTTGAGGACATTTTGGGCTTGGATAAGGAACTACCTGCTTGGGCAGATAGAAATGCAGTATTTCTAACCACAAAAGCCGGAATTGAGCAAATAAGGTTAATCGGAAATACCGATACAACCACAAAGCTTGTATTCCAAGAGAGTTTAAGGTCAGGTCAACCAGGAACATTGCTCGGAAAGCCAGTTCTTGTAACTGATAAGCTTCCAGCATTGGGCAGCAAAGGAGATATCATCTTGGCAGACCTTTCAAGATATTATATTGGAGATAGAGGAGCAATCCAGGTCGCGTCTTCAATTCACGATAGGTTCAGATATGACGAAACTGTGTTTAGATTGGTTAAAAGGCACGATGGCCAACCAGCCTTACCGCAGGCATTCGTTGTATTGGGACTATAATTCTCATGGAAAACCTTGAAAAAGAATCAACCCAAGCTGTTCTGTTGGCCGCGCTAAGGAGGGGTGACGACACCACTCTTGCTGTTAGTGGAACATCAGTAGACTTAGCAGGAGAAGGGCAAAAATTAATGGTAGTGGTTTCAGTTGGCGCAACAGCAACGGCGACAGCAGTTATCACCATTGAGGAATCATCAGACGATTCAACTTTTACAACTATCACAGGAGGCTCAATATCAATGGGTGATACTGGAGCAGAAGTTGTGGATTTAACCCCTTCAAAGAGGTATATTCGGGCAACAATTACATTATCTGAAACAGACGTTATTACATCTGTCTATAATGATTGTGCAGTTGTAGCTATCGTCTACAAAGAGAGATTTAAACCATCTAACGTTGCTTAATTACGATGAGTAAAATAAGACAATGCGAGGATGTAGTTTCTACTCCTAAAGAAGTAGAAGTGCCGGTAGAAGTGCCGGTGGTAAAGCCAAAGAAGACGAAAAAATAAACCTTAATATCCTTCCCCACCTGAATAGCCAGGTGGGGAGGACAAAGGAAACAATGAACAGAAAAGAACAAGAAGCAAAAGCACTTACATTTGAGTATCTTCAAAAGATAAACTTCATTTTAAAGAAGATAAGATTGAATGACCACGGAATGTTTGAGACTGCTTCATCAAACGAAGATGCAGAGGAAAAGATGGTCGGGAAATTGATAGTTCAAAAAGTAGAATTTCCTGATACTGGTGGAGTATTAACTCATTTTGAAGGCAATCCGCCAATGAGAGGATATCCTGATGGAGAAACAGTAGAGCGAGTGGACGAAGCAAAGAAGATGGCGATGCGAATGCTTTGGGGCTTCTATAAAATGCCGAAGATAAAGTTTCTACTTATCTTGCCAATAGCAAATCAAATAGCAGAAAACATAATAATATCCTATTGGGAGTACATAAAAAAATACCGATTTAAGACTGTGAGATATTGCCAGGTAGTGCGTGAATTATACAGAGTGTTTGAGATAATGGGTAAGGACCTGAATGAAAATGAGAAAGAAGTGTGGGAAATGCTGAGAGACGATGTTTGTATAACAGCTGAGGGAGACGATGCTTACAAATTTAGATTTCAAATTATAATAAAAGAGTTAGACAAATTTAATTTAAAAAAGAATCCTATAAAGGAACTAAAAAGACTTATTAAGCTTCTATCAGACAGAGAAGAACATGAGGGCATGAAGCAAAAATGGGAAATGCTTTCAAAATACCTATTCTTAATGAGGTTTAAGCCAAAACTATTGAAAGTATTAGTAGCATTTTTGGTGGAGCTTGACTTAGACAAGTTGGAAATGGATGAAAATGATTTATTTCACGCAAAAACAAAAGTAAAATTTAACTGGGGACAATAATGGCAAATCAATACACAGACCAAACAGCAATAGAGAATTATTTGTTAATAGATATTGACACATCTTTTGATACACAGGTTACTGAATGGATAGAACAGATAACCAAATACATTGAGTTATATACAGGTAGGGTGTTTATTGCGGACACCGAAGCAACCACTAAAATTTACCAAATAGTACTAAACGAAACAGACGATATAGGAAAATATACAGGGTCTGTCGTTGATTTACAGATAGACGATGCGGTTGATGTTACTGCACTGGTTATTGATGACGACACCATTGATACAGACGATTATTTGCTTTATCCGGCGAATGCAGAATGCAAGACAAGAATTAAACTAACAGATGCTTCAGGGCTTGTGTTTACAAAAGGCGAGCAGAACATTGATGTAACGGCAAAGTGGGGATATTCGGTAAGCTGTCCGTCAGACATAGCATTCGCTTGTCTTGTTTTAACAGCAGGGGTTGTATCAAGCTCAATGTCAAGCGAAGGAGACGTAAAGTCGGTGGCGATGGGTGCATATAATTTAACTTTTAAGGATAGCAAAGCCGTAGACGACTACCAACGAGCGATAAGAATATTAGATAGCTATAAAAGAATAGGTATATGAGAAAGTTTCTTTTCATAAAAACAATAAACACCAAAAGGCTGACAGATGTGACAGACACAGACAATCAAGATTGGCAAGATAATCTGTCTGGCATTAAATGCTCGCTTCAAGTGGGAGATGATTCGTTCAGCGAAGACTTAGCTGGTTCTTATGGGAAAGATTGTGTGCTTTATACAGACATTTGTGATATGAAGGTCGGAGATAAAGTGATAGACGGAACAGATGAGTATCTGATAACAGGAGTTAGGTCATATACAGTGACTATCTATTCAATAATGGAAGTGAAATTACGCCAATGCCAATAGAGATTAAAATAGACTCCAGCACAATAGAGGGAGTAAAAGAATGGGTCCGGAAAAGACCAGCTGAAATGAAAAAACAGTTAAACCGAGCAGTCCAGTTCTCAATAGCAGACGTAGAAAGGGGGACTAAAAAGAATGCTCCGGTAAGGACAGGAACATTGAGAACATCAATCCATAGAACCCAAAGAAACTTAGAAGGAGAAGTGGCGGCAGGAGTTCATTACGCCATCCATCAGGAGTATGGAACGAAGTATTTTGGTGGTAGATATTTTATGACGAAAGCTGTAAGAAGTCTTACGGCAAAAATTAACTGGTATTTTGTAGAAGCATTAAAAAGAGTAGCATCATGATTGTAACACTAAGAGACGCTATTAAAACAAAACTGGAAGCGATTGTCCAAGATGACGGAACAAGGAAGATAGTGGTGGTTTATAACTATGCAGAATCAAAGCCAACCGGATATCCTTACGCGTATGTTTTATACAAAGGCGATGAATCTATAGAACTGACGAATACAGAAGAAAGAGTTACATATACATTTGAAGTCGTGTTGATTCAAGAAAAAACGGAAGATTTAAAGGGCAGAGCCGATGCAGAAGCTACAGCGATGGATAGAGCCGAAGAAATAGCTGAAACATTAAGGTCGGCAGACAGTATGGATACAGCGGGAGTAATAAGAGTGAGACCTATAAAGACGGAAAAGACTTATGTAGAAGGCGCAACGCGAATTCAACTTACAATAACGCTTGAAATAGAAACAGTAGAAACAATATCAACTTAATTAGGGTAACAAATGGTCAGAATAAAATCAAAAACAAACTGCTATACCATAGACCCCAAAAAGAAGTGGTCGTCTGGGGAAGTCTATGAAGTAGAAGAAGTCGTAGCAGAAAAATTATTAAATAACATAAACTTTGTTAGAGAATCTTCCACATACAAGACAAGGGAGATGAGGGTTGACAAAGTTTCAAAGAAATGACAGTTTACATAGGAAGGCGAGGGTCATTAGGAATGGTTATTGAGGCTACACCAGGAACAACAACAGCCCTACAACATTTTATTCCTTTTATAGAATGCTCGTTGGGCGAAATACACGAACCAATAGCAGACAACTCAGCTAAAGGAGTAAGAGATTCAGAGGGTTCGGCTTCAATGGAAGGAAAAAAGCACGGCGAAGGTTCAATTTCAGTGGTCTTAAACGCCACCCATTCGCCATATTTCTTTGGATTGGCGTTGGGAAATATATCATCTACACTAGTTGCAGACGTATATGTTCACACAATAACAAAGAAAGAAGATTCAGTACCAAGAACTGCTACAATATGGAGAGACAGGTCAGTAGACCAAGTTGCATTCCCATATGCAGTAGTAGATAGCTTAGAATTAAACTTTGCTGACGATGTAGCAAGTTTGGTGGCGAATGTAATGTCTAGATATCCAATTGAAGGATGGACAGACACAGCTGTCATTGAAACTCTTGAGCTTTATACTTTCAAGAATGCTTATATTGAGCTTACTAATGGAGTAACCACTTCTGAGCTTAAAGTAAAAACATTTAATCTAAGTATTAAGAATAATGCCGAAATGGTTTACGCTCCGAACGACAATGATGTTGACAGAATCGTGTCTAAGAATTTTGAAGTGTCTGGAAGTTTCACAGTATTGTTTGAAAGCGAAACGCAAAAAGATGCCTACACAGATTTAACCAAACAAGCATTAGCGGTTACATTTGAAGGCTCAGATACAGGCAAAATAACAATAACCATCCCACAATTTAGATTACAATCTGCTCCAATATCAACTCCTATTGATGATATAAACGAGCAGACCGCTGAATTCGTGGCAGAGTATGATGGTTCAGATACAATAACAGTAGAAATAACTAACGCAGTAGATAGCTACTACACATAAAATGCAAATAATAACACCAGTCAATAAAGTTAAAGTAGAACTCAGGGAGTGGATTTCTGGCAGAGATGAGAGGGATATTCAGAGACCTATAATGGCTGTGAAATTCCAACTTGGGTCTAAAGGGGAAGGCTCCGGAGAAATTAATGTTGGAGAAGCAACAGAGCAATCCAAAAATATAGCTGTTCAAAAGGTGGTGCTTTCAGTAGATGGAAAAACAGAAAATGTCTTGGATTTGGTTTTGGATATGCACAAACAGGACTTTGAATTCGTGCTAAAAGAAGTTGACAAGGTGGTAGGAGGGGATTTTATCAAGCCCGTCTCCAAGAAGCCAGACGATGGTATACAGTAGGAAGACTGACTCCGGATATGGCTGTGGTCAGTATTTGTCAGGAGATGGGCTGGGATTATGACCAGTATATGAATGCTCCCCAGTGGTTTATTGGTTTGATAAACATCAAATTCAAAGTAGACGGGCAAAAATCAAGAAGTAAAATGCCCAAAAAATAACAATGGCCGACCAACAACTAAATTTCATCATCAATGCGCAGGATAGGTCAGCTTCTGCTTTTAAACAAGTAGAGATCGGCATTTCCAGTATGCAAAAAAAGGTAGAGTCTATGAAGCCTACCTTCCAGAAGATGGCTTTAGCTGGTGGCATTGCATTGGGAGCAATAACTGCGGCTTTCGCCGTATCTATTCAAGAAGCCGCGAAAGCTGAAGGTTCTTATAACAAATTCAACACTGTTTTCGGAGAATACAAAGACGATATGTTGAAGTTTGTAGATGATATAAGAACCAGGATGCCGGCCGCCACTCATGAGATAGTAAGGTTGGCGGCAGATTTACAAGACTTACTTGTTCCATTGGGATTGAGTCGTGAATTGGCCACAGACATGACCAAGGGCTTTCTTGAAGTGTCAAACCAAATTGCTGCATTCAACGATGTTGACCCCACCGAAGTTATAAACGCGATAGGGTCAGCTCTCGCAGGAAGTTCTGAACCATTAAGAAGGTTTGGTGTTAATGCACTAGAAACATCTCTTGAGGTTAGAGCTATGGAGATGGGTTTATTGGATGCCGGGCAAGGATTTAAAGATTTGGATGTTGATGTAAAGAATCAAATCAGGGCGCAAGCATTATTGGCTCAGATTGTAGATAATTCTTCAGATGCCATCGCTGGATTTGAAGCTAATAATGATTCATTTATAAGGCGCCAGCAAGAATTAAACGCCACCATAAAAGAAACAAAAGAAATCATTGGTAAAATATTCCTTCCAGTCGTTGACGATGTTTTAAAAAAGATTCTTCCTCTAGTTAGCAAGATATCCCAGTGGATAGAATTACATCCCGAATTGTCTAAGGGTATAATTTTGATTACCGCTGGGCTTTCTGCCTTGGTATTCGTTATTGGGGCGCTTGGACTCGCTATTATTGCTTTTCAGGCAGTGGCTTGGCCGACAGTAGGGATTGTTTTACTCATAACAGCAGGCGTGGCCGCATTAATAGCTATTATTTATTTGTTGATTACTAACTGGGGGTGGCTTACAGATACGATGGTAAAAATGACGATTCAGTTAAAAGAAATGTTGGCTAAAACGTGGAAAGGAGTAGCGGATAACATAACTGAAACATTTAATAATCTTATTAACTTTTTTAAAGCTTTCTGGGAAGCATTGAAAGGTATTTTTATGGAATATGTTACTGCCATAGTAGATATGCTAAACCCATTAGTCAGTTTGATACAAAAAGTTATGGATGGATTATCGTCCATTGGTGGAGGAATACAATCAGGACTAAACAATGTTGGAAAAGCATTAGATGTCCCATTTTTACAAGTTCAAGATGCTGTAATAACACCACAAGGAAAAGTCATACAAACAGACCCAGCTGATTATTTAATAGCCACCAAGACTCCCGGCGCTTTAGCTGGAGCGGGGAATATAACGGTGAATATAAACGGCGGATATTACTTATCAGAAAATGTAGCTGAAGATATCGGGAATAAAATCATAGACAAATTGAAACGCGTAATCAAGATATGATAATAGCACTAACAGTCAATTCAGTAGATAGGACGGAAGACATACTGGTAGATAGTATTCTAAAGAATGACATTATCAATCAAGAAAAAGATTCATTAAAGTTTAGAGTTTTAAAATATGCCGATGAAGGATTCACGCCAGAAATAAATCAAGAAGTAGAACTTCAAATTGATGCAGAGGTAGAGTTTGCTGGAGTAATAGTGGAAGTTAAAAAATCAATCCAGTCAAGCCAGATAGTTCAGTACGATGTTGTCTGCTTAGATTATACTTATACATTAGATAGGAAATTGGTCTTAGAAAGATATGATGACAAAACGGTGGCATATATTATTGATGATATTCTTACCACATACGCTACAGGATTTACAGACACAAATGTAAACTGCGCCACTGAGATAAAGACGATGTCGTTTAACAGATTAACAGTTTCAGCTTGTATTGATAAGTTGGCTAAAACAGTGGGATATTCCTGGTATGTAGATTACGACAAAGATATTCACTTCTTTCCTAAGAATCAAAATGCAGCACCTTTTACAATAACAGACATTAATGGAAACTACATCCAAAACACACTTTCAGTTAAAGACGACTTGTCCCAATTAAGAAACACCATAATTATCAGAGGTTCAGAAGAAAGAGCGTCAGAAAGGACAGAAGAATATGTAGCAGATGGGACACAAGTTCAATTTAATCTGGCTAACAAGTATCCAGAAATGCCAGTAGTCGTGGTAAATGGTTCAACTTCGTCAGTAGGAATTGATTTTTTAACCGCAGAAGACGATGCTGATTGTTTCTGGAGCTATGCTGAAAAATACGTAAGATTTAAGGCCACCACAATGCCAGCAAGTACAGAAGTTGTCGCCATTACCGGAGAGCCATTATTCCCGATTATAGTAAAAGTCTTAGATGGTGCTTCAGTGGCTGAATATGGAACGTATGAATTTTTTAAAGAAGATAAATCAATAAAATCAAGAGAAGAGGCAATAAATTATGCTCAAGCGCAATTAACAGCATACAAAGATGGAGTAGTTGAAGGCGGATTCACAACAGATCAGTCAGGATTGAAGTCAGGCCAGATACTTTTGATAAATTCTACACTATTGGGAGTCAATGAAACATTTTTAATACAATCAGTTGAATTCAGGGTGGTGGCTGAAGATAAAGGTGAGTGGAGAGTAAGTCTGGCAACAATGAGGACGATGGGGATTCTTCAGGTATTACAAGATTTAATCGCCTTTCGCGAGATAAGAGAATTTGACCCGGATAACTTACTAGAACTTATACAGTCATCAGACGAAATGTCAGCTACAGATGCGCTATTGGCTTCAACTTCTTGGGTAATAACAAGCTCGCCATATTACTGGTGGCCTGTATCGGGAGACGGAGCAGAAACGCCTGAAATGAAATGGAATTTTTTTAAATGGTCAGATGTAGCATAAAAATATGAAAATAGAAAACAAAGTAAAAATAACAGGTAAATACAGATTTAAAGTCTATAAAGCAGGCACAGACGAACTAATCAGAACGACTGATTGGATTCATAATCTTATTGTATTGAATACTAATTCTGGATTAAACCTTTTTGCTAAGCAATTATTGGGAACTACCACTTATCCTTTAGAGATTACAAAAGCCAAGATGGGAGATGATGATACCGCACCAGCAGATGCCGATACTGATTTGGTAAGCACTGTTGTAGATAATATTTTATGGGCCGATAGAACAGAGGTAGCCGTGGGTCAAGTAATGATTGCTTTCTTTATCGCGGATGCTGAAATGTTAAACCAAGACTATAAAGAATTCGGGATATTCTGTGGAGATAGACTCTTTGCAAGGTCAATAATCACACCAACATTTACAAAATCTACGAGCCAAGATGTGCGCGTGGAATATACAATAACATTAACAAATTCATAATATGACAAGAAAAACAGCCGATGTTGTAGCAGATCAAGTCGGAAGAATAGACCAATATAATGATTTAAGGCGAGAGGCTGGTCTCTCATCTTATTTAATGGCGTATGCAGATAGTTCTACTACGACATTGAAAGTCTTAATCAACGAAGGCAATGCCTATTTTGGAGGTACTATGGTTGAGTTTGCAGGTGGATATTCACCCGAAATAGTTGATACAACAGCAAGTTCAAGAATAGATGTTTTATCTTTTAAATCAAACAACAGCATTACGAGAACAGCAGGAGTAGAAGCCGATAGCCCAACAGCACCAGCAATTCCAGCAGGAGAAGTACCAATCTGTTCTATTTATATGAGAAAATCGGCTACCAGTATTGAAGATGACGACGACACTGTCAATGGGTATATTTATAAAGATTTACGGGGTAATTTAGATAAATATAACAACAACCCTGTAAGTTATAAAATAGGACTGACTAGTAGAGTACTAGATGCTGTAACTAATAACGAAGTAATAGCGCACGGATTGGGTAGAATTCCCAAAATAGTGCGCATAAGGGTTACTGCCAGTAAAAGCCCTAATGCTTGGTATGCTGAATCATATGGAATATATGATGGTGTTGTCACAAAGTGCGTTTTTGGAGGAATTACATATACCAATGCCAGTAATTCTGGCTCGTCAACAACGAATATAATCCATATACAGACGCAAGGTTCTTTAATAGCTCACGCGACGATAACGATGGATGCAACGAACATTACTTTGGCTTGGACAAGAGACGCTAGTGATGCATCTGCCGGCGCAGGTATAATTTGGGAAGTAGAATAAAATAATGAAATTCATAACCGAAGAATTAAATTTAATACAGATAATAAAGATTGTAGGAGGAATAATCGGACTGGGCTTTCTGATAGCCATTTACTTTAAGATTTAGTGATAGTAAGGATTACTATTAAAGGTAATCCCTTCACCGAAGAACCAGCCACCCTAACTGGATAATTCGGTGAGGGGAGACCTGAAAACAATAAAACCAAAGGTCGTAACAGTATTATTAAATAAACAAATTTATGGCAAAAGAAAAAAAACCAAAATTCAAAGTAGGAGATAAAGTAACCAATAGATTCGGAGTAGAACTGGAAATTCTCGCCATCGGCCCAACTCAAAAGCTACCTGGTGCAACTGAATATACGCTAATTCCAGGAAGACCTTTTCAGTATTTGGTAGAACAAAATGGCAAGAACTTCTGGTTTGTCGAATCTACATTAAAATAATATGGCATCAATGATACCAAATTCATTCTTATATGTGATGTTTCTCGCATATATGAGTGGCAAAGACATCAGGGCAAGACTGGTGATGACAAACACAACTTGCGACACCGAAATAGATGCAATAGATAATCTTGTAGATTACAGCGCAATAGATGTGTGCGATGCTACTTCATACGCTGACGTAGCATTGGATACAGAAACAATAGCGGTCAATGACTCAACTGATACAGCTGATTTTGATACAGCAACTGACATTGTATTCTCAGGATTGGGCGGAGATGCAACAAGAGACGCACAAGGAGTTTTACTTTATCAGTATGTAGACGGAACAGACGCCAACGACATTGCGATAATGTTTATTGATTTCACATCAGATATTCCAGCGACAGCAACACAGGTAACAGTACCAACTTCTACAACTCTTATCGCAACATTAGCCCAAGGTTAATTAATTTCGGGGCTACCTGTCTGGGGTAGCCCCCCCTACAAAACAAATGACAAAGCAAGACATTATAACAGAAATAGAAAAACTTGGTACGATAAAAGAAACCCAAGTAAAAGATGAACAAGACACGAAATGGTATAAGGTTATCTATTGGGCAGATAAAGCTGGCATAGGTAATTTTAATACTAAATCTTTTTATGTGAGAAACGAAAAAGAAGAAACAGAAGAAGCATTTTGGCTACCAGGTCAAAAGCCAGTAGAACCAGTGATACAAAAAGAAGAAGAAGTTTTTGAGCAACAAGTTAAAGCTAAATTATTAGAGCTTAAAGTAGAAGCTGAAGCTAAAAAAAGACTAACAATATAAAATGTCTTGGACAGTTGATAGTTTAAGCTACGACAACCGTAAGGAGATAACGATACAGACTACTAACCTGGATGCCAACCAGACTGATTTTCCTATACTTATAAAATTTGCAGATACAGACATAGGAGCAATATCTAATGCAGACGGCTTTGATATACGCTTTACAGCATCTGATGGAACGACTCTCTTAAAGTATGAGAGACAATCTTTTGCAATAGCTACAGGAACAGCTACTGGAATCTTCTGGGTGAAGACCGACCTAAGCACTGCAGGTACTGATATTTATATTTACTATAGGACAGCCGATACAGCAGACGGAGCAGACCCTACTAATGTGTGGGATGCCAATTATAAAGGTGTTTATCATATGACGGATATGAATGATAGCACCGCAAATGCTCATCATCTTACAAATGTTGGGGCAGACACTAATTCAAACGGCAAAATAGGAGCTTGTTATGACTTTGTGGATACTAATACAGACTATGCTTACATAAACGAGAACATAGACATAACAACTGCACCTTTTACTATGGAGGCTTGGTTCAAGCCAGATAATGTTACAACGGACTATGG